ATGCTTTAGCATAGTGATTGATATTGAATCAGAAGCTGAGGAAAGGTCAATAGTACCGAACTTTCCGGAAACTGATCCAATACGAGCAAGCTGTGCGTTTTTATTAGGTTGATTACTAAGGTTAATGTTAAACACCTCACGTAACCTGCCTTCTAAAACACCTGCTATACCCTTCTGGAATAACATATTCAGAAGGGGCTCGGTGCATATGGTCCGACTTATGTCTCGAGACTTCGGGACAAAAGAAAGACGGCTGCTAGTTACGATTTCAGATCCAAAACATTTGTGCCGATAGGCTTCAATGTCGGCCCAAAGCTTGTCTCTAGAAATCGCCTGCCTAAAAAGTATAGGCAGAACTGGGTTTGTTGTCGACATAAGAGAGTTCGCAAACTTTGTGTAAAAGTCTGTAGAACTACTTCCAATGTTAGAACCCGAACCTAAACCAAAGTGAAGACTAATATCACTCAAGTTAAGGAGAAGAGGTTCTCTTGACTGAAGAGAGTTACAACTACAATAATCCCGAAAGTGCGGATTAAAGAAGTCATAAATGATATTTCTACACTCATTTATGACTAACTCTTCATTCAAGCGACGCGGAATTACGGCCTCAAAATTCTGACACCGTATGTTGCACTCTGAGAAGAGTGCTAACGCCTTGCTGTTACGGACTTCATCTACCTCTTCATTATGAAATTTCTTCAAAAATGAATTGTGAAGTGAATCCATAGCAACTTGGCGATGGTTTTGACCAGGAAAACTTCCCTGATCTAGCCATCCCGCCGACAACAAATCCAATCGTAATAGCTGGTGAAGCTCCTCAGCGTTAATACGCATGACGTGCTCACTCCTCAGTTACGAATAACGAACCAGTCTACTCTTTGTCCTCATTAAGGAAATCATCGCTCCCACAGTCAAACCCGAGTTTAATTTCGGGATCGATTAGGGGTACGATTTTAACCTCAGTGATTGAAAAAGTAGAACTACCTCCATTCCTGATTCGCAACCACATTTCGATCAACCAAGAGAGATCATTGCTGATCTCTTTGAGAAGAACGGTGTAGTTGCTATTTGGGAGGGACATTGCTGTCCTTTAGAGGAGACCGCTTACAGCCGTATCCCCGACGCCAGCGGATTGCTGGCTAAGGGCTCCGATGTGAGCGGACAAAGCGGCTCGCACGTTTGACGGATCAGCCAGATCCGAACCCGCAGGGACCTCAATAATCGAGGTCACTTGCATGGTTTGGTAAGGCTGACCAGCCAAGGGCAATACGCCCTTGCGTGTGATCACTTTGTATTGGTTCTTCGGAACGTTGGAGATGAGCCCAGTCGTCGGATTCGGTTTCCCGAGCTGCCGAAAAACGGCGGGACGGAAAACGCTTACCGTGAAAGGGGCCGAACCAGCGTGTACGATTACACCAGCTTGTGTTCCGCCCAGCGCAGTGACGGCGACTTGCTTCCCATTAATACTAGGAGGCGTATCGGCGACATGCGTGTAGGTTGGAGCGGTAAAGCCAGTCTGTGCTCCCCCAGTAATGGGAGAAGTGATTGCGATGGTCATTTTGACCCTTGTGGTTTAGATTCGCTAAGCGCGATATCTAGTAAACCGTTGCGGATGAATGCCAGCATTGGCACTAGCGAACAGAGCAAGCATGTTAGCCCACTGAGCCGGTCTACCAGGAAGTTCAAGGTAGAAGGTCGGTTGGCCTAATGAATGCACGGTATCGCGAGTTACAACACGGCGTTCGCGTTTTGAGGTGAGGCTATCACCCCCTCGCTTCAATGGAATCCCTCCAACTGAAAAGGCCAAATCAGGGCCAGCAGATACCTCAGCTATTTGGTATCCAACTGTGCTCACGTTTGTCCAAGCCAGATTAGAACGGGATGCCACGTTAGCGGTTATTACATCTCCAATATTGGAGAAGTAATCCACGAGAAAAGACCATGGGAGAAGTTCCCAAGCAGTCGGAATAAACTCTTCGGGTGTGAATCCAAAGGGTTGAAGCTTTCCGCTAAAG